CACTCCTTTTAGCGACAGTTACGAATTAAACCAGTTGACCACCTTAACTAATTCCACCGGTTCGGGCTGTTTAATGCCGAATTTAGTAGCTAATGGATTTTTCGGCGGGGGGACTACTTGTTTTGATAGTCTGGAAAATACCAGTAATTATCATTCTGCTGGTGAAATGGAAAGCAAAGCTATAATGCCTTTATTCACTCCAGGTAAAAAAGGCAAAGTTAAATATATTGACTTATATTTCCAGAATACAGCTTCTGGAGGCAGGCCTTTGGAAATCACTTTAAGAGTTGATGCCGATTCCACAACTAAAACCATATTCAGCACGGCGACTATCGCTTTGCCACTTATAAAACATATTGTCAGGGACACTTCGGATGCACCTTTTCCGATGTTTGCGGAAATCAAAGTCAATCTGCAATGGCAGAATAGCGGGGCTTCGACTTCTATTCCGCCAATGTTATCAAAAATAGTCATTGAATACGAAGAAGTCTTAAATCCACAATAATAAAAAATTTATGAAATCATACACAGTTTTAAGAGGGTTATTCGGCAGTTTTACTGGCGATACCGCTACCGCCACTCTGACTTTAGGCGACCAGCTTATCAATGACTGGCATAGAAAACTTATCAAGAAATTCAGACTTGACGAAATTACCGACAGCACCAAGTCAACTGTCGCTTCAACTCAATTTTACAATCTGCCTTTTAATTGTCAGAAACTTTTTAGCGTTTATATCACGATAGGAACAGCCAAATATTATCCTGTTGAGGCGCAGGACAGGGCATCGTGGGACAAACTGAATCAGACGACTTCCGATACCGGAGACGGCCCGACTGTTTTTTACATTGAAAACAAGAGAATCGGTTTTTATCCAATACCTTTGACCGCGGGATATGTTATAACTTTTGTCTTCAAAAAAAGGATTAAGGACTTATCTATTGCCGATTACACGACTGGAAGTATTGTTACCGCCACCAATGGCTCTGCTTCAATCGTGGGAACTGGCACGACTTTTACTGCGGCGATGGCTGGCAGGTGGCTAAGAATTACCGATTCCGATACCGCCAATAAAGGGGACGGGGAGTGGTATGAGATTCTAAGCGTGGAAAGCGCAACCGCACTTACTCTTAGAAACACTTATCAGGGGATTTCAATCTCCACCGGCACGGCTACCTTTGCTATCGGCCAGATGCCTGACTTGCCGGAAGATTATCACGACCTGCCCGTATATAAAGCTACCCAGATTTATTTTGAATCTATCCACCCTGAAACCGAAAGAGCTTCATTTTACAAAAACCTCTTTGACGAGGGCTATAACGCTTTTGTTTCCGAGTATGCCACCAAGACTGAAACTCCTAAAGTAGGACTTAGAATGAGAAAAGAAAATTATAATAATAAAGTCTTAAATAATTATATAAGATGGCCATAAAAATATGAACATAACATCTCAATTATCAAAATCAGAATGGACATCGGCTGAATGGAGTAATTATTATAATACTACTGGCAAAGGGAAAGGTATTGCTGAATTATTAGTTAATAAACCCCAAAAAACTCAATGGACTTCTAAAGATTGGGAGAATTATAATTATGCTAGTGGCGCAGGAAAAGGCATCGCTGGATTATTAACCAATAAACCTCAGGTTCAATGGTCGCCGACTGACTGGAAAAACTACAATTATGCCGTTCTAAACACCCCTAACGTCAATTCCTTGCAGGCAGGAACGCAAAATCTGCCCGATTTCACCCCTCAAGCTCCTAATGTGCAGAATAGCTACCTTAACAGCGTAGGAAGCAATTTAACGACCTCTAGGGCTAATCTGGAGAATGAATACACCAAAAGAATTTCCGAGATAGACAAGCAGAAAGAAACTTACCAAAAACAGCTAGACGACATTACCGGATTCCAAGAACTCGCTTTAGAAGATGTGCAATCCTTAATGACTCCTTTTAGGGCTAATCTTGAAAATACCGAAAGAGAAAGGTTTAAGATTGAAGAAAACTACTTTGCCAATCAAGACGCTCTCTCTGAATTGGAAACATTATACAACGGAGTGAAAGCCGATACTGAATCAATGACTGGCAGGACTTCTGGCGGCGGGATTTGGGCAGGAAGACTGCAAAAATCTATCGAAACGGCCAACGGCAGAATTGGAATTTTACAGGCGGTGATGTCGGCAAGAAGCAATCAGATTTCAACAGCAACCAATCTGATAGACAGGTCAGTTAGTGCGATTAACGCCGACAGGCAAGACCAGCTTACTTACTACAACGGCATTTTGGATTTTTATAAGACTCAAAAATCAGACATTCAAGGACTTTTAAAAACCGCAATCGGCGATAAGCAGGATATTATCAAATCTCAATTAGGGTTTTTGGAAAACGATATGAAGCAATCCGAAGATGTCGCTAATAAGGTTAAAGAACTTCTTTTGAATCCCGACAACGCCAAGATGATACAGGAATCCGGCATCTCTCTGGCTGATTCGGTAGAAGAGATAAATAAGAAAATGGCTGACTGGCAGATTGCCCATCCTGAAGAAGTCGCTAATATGATAAAGCAATACCCAGACGCTAATATCCAGCCGACTGATACTATTGAAATAGCGACAGCTAAGTTAAAGAACAGCAAGATTTACCAGCAGGAAACGAGATTGAGTGGAGGGGGAAGTGGAGGCGGAACAGGAAGAATTACTAAAAATCAACAAAGCCAAATAGAACAAAATTTGCTTTCTCAATTAGGTGGAGATGGTTTTGTTAGTCCAGATGATTATGCCGCGGCTAAACAAGATTGGATACAAGCTGGCGGTTCGCCAAGTGATTTTGACACTAAATTCAAAGACAGAAGAAACCCTGATAATAATTATTATGATGTTACTGGGGAAAATAATGTTAATAATGCAACAAATGAAACTGATATTACTGATTATAAAAATCAAGGTTATACCGCAGATGATTTAGTAAAAGCTGGTTATGATAAAGCAACAGTAGAAAAAGTGTTTAAAACAACCAAGAAAACAAATTGGTTAAGCAGTTGGTGGGGAAGTGTTAAAAGCAAAATAAATAAAGGGTGGTAAATATGGCATATCAAAGCATATTCACAAATCAAAATATACCTGTCAGGAAAGGAGGGGGTTATCAGTCTATTTTCCAAAGAGCTAAACCAGTAACTCCGATAAAACCTATCTCCCCGACTTCAACTAATCCAACGATTAAAACCTTGCCTGATATTGGTTCTTTTTATAATGTTCCAGGACTTTACACTAAACCTCATACGACTTATGGGGGCATTCCTTCACAACCAGGTTATCAGAGAGATGATATTTTTCCCGTTGCTTTAGGGGGAGTAAACGCCACTTCTTCAAATATAAAAATGATGGAGGAGAATACGGCTGATAAATTCGACGCTATTGAAAAAAAGAACATAGCCGATTATAAGGCAGGCAGAATTACTTTGGCGGCGGCTAGAAGTAATGTGGTTAATGCCAAGATACCTTGGATACTTGAACAGCAGGGTATTTCACAAAGTGTGATGAAAAATTTGCCCTCTTCTATGCTTAGTGCCGCAGGACAGATAGCAAAAGGATTTATTTCACCATTTGTCAGTGCCGGAGTGTCTTTAGTAAATCAGCAAAGGAATATTCAATCAGCCACTAAAGCTTTAATAACCGGAAAAAAAACAACTCAAGATTATACTGATACTTCTTATAATATTCCTATTTATGGTAAAGCCGAACCATTATTAACCGAGAAGATAAAAAATCCTGTAGAAATGACTAAACAAGTAGTCGGTAATGCCCTTGAAATAGCCCCCTATGTTATGAGTGCTCCTGTTGCAAAAAATTTAATTAAGACCATCGAAACTATCGGTAAAAAACCTTTACAACAAATTACTTCTAAAGAAGCAATCCAATTTGCTAAAGCATATGGAACTAAAATTGCCGCTTCTTCTTTAGGTCTTGGCTCAATGTTTGGTTTAGGCGGAAGCATAAAAGAAGGAGCTGATTTAAAAACAACCACTACTAATATCGCTAAATCAATAGGGACTATCGCTTTGCTTGAAATGACTTTAAGCCCACTTATTACTTATGGGCTTAAAAATATTAAAGGCAGAACAGTTAAAGAAAGCGTTGATAAGGTTATTGAAGACCATAAAGAATTGATTGACCAAAAGGCACAGGAAATTGTAAGTAAAATTCCTCCAACAGAACCCCTTAAACCATTAGAACCTCTTAAATTTGGAATAAAAAAACCAGAAATTAAACCATTAGAAACAGCCCAAATTGAGCCAATTAAGCCGGAAGTGGGTAATTTACCGATAGAAGGGCAAAAAGTATCAGGTGTGGCTAAACAGATTGAAGCTAAGGCGATTGAAGAAGGAATGACTAAAAAAGGATATGCCGAACTTGCCGAATATGATGCCTCTACGATTAAAGAGCAGTCTGAAATGGCTTCTAAGTATTCGTCGGAACAGATAAACAGAATTGCTACTGGTAAAGAACTGTTGCCGGAAAGAATGAAAGCCGGAACAGCACTTTCTATTGCCGAAGACTATGCGATAAAAACTAAAGATGGTCAGTTGGCTTTAGAACTTGCTAAATCTCCTCTCGTTACTCAATTGTCAGAATCAGCTAGTGAATTAAGTTTATCCAGAATGAGAGAATCTGCTATTTCTGGGATACAGGAAGTTATTAAAAACAAAGAACAGATAATAGAAAAAAGAAGTGGTAAAACTATTAAAGAATTAAAGAATAAGGTTATAAAGGAAATTAAAAATGAAGTGATAAAAAAGACTCCAACCAGAGAAACTTGGTTAAGTTTTATTGAAAGCATTAAATGTTAAATTTATGTATGAAAATTTAATGATAATTTTAGGAATTGCTATGGTATCTATAATATCAATAGCTATTTATACTGAAAACCATAAATAAAATGCCTTATTGTCTTACAAAACAATTAGCTGAAGAATTTAAACATCGTCTTAAAAATGGTGAGATTAATCCTGAAAAATTAAGCAAAATGACTTCTAAAGAAAGACACGATTTTTTTGCCGATTTTTTGGGCAAAGAAAATGCCCTAAATGTCAATTCTTTATTTGAAAGTAAATTGCTTTTAAAAAGTCAGCAACAGGGAATGATTAGTTGGGCTAAAACAGTAACAGGCATTAAACCGCAAATTAGGCAGGATTTAATTACCCGTATAGGTAAAATGGATAAAATTTTAAATCCTCTGGAAGAAAAGGCATTTTTACAAGACCTTGCTTCAAAAAGATTAGGAACAGATGTAACTTTGGAAGAAGCCCAAAAAATTACTGAGTTATCTGGTAAGATAAAGGAAAAAGAAGATTTTAAAACAGATGATGAGAGGATTCAATATGGATTATCTAAATTAAATTTAAATGATTATGTAAACTCTCTGAATCCAAAAAGAGCTGATTTTTTAACTAATATAGCCAATGTTCCAAGGTCAGTAATGGCTTCTTTTGACTTATCTGCTCCTCTAAACCAGGGTTGGGGTATGATGAGTAGAAAACAATTTTATACATCTTTAGGCAGTATGCTTAAATATGCTAAAGACCCTAATGCTTTAAGAGAATTACAAGCAGATATAATTACCAGACCAACTTATGATATGGCAAAAAAAGGCGGACTTCGCTTAACTGATTTGGGACAAAAACTTGAAATGAGAGAAGAACAATTTATGTCAACTTTAATGGATAAAATACCTGGTTTTGCCGCTTCCCAAAGGGCTTATGTCGGTTTTTTAAATAAATTAAGAATGGATGTTTTTGACGAATTAATCAGAAAAGCCCAGTTAGCCAATGAAGATATAGGAGTTGGCACTAAGGCCGTTGAAGATATAGCAAAAAACGTTAATAATTTTACCGGAGGAGCTAGAGTAGGAAAAGTTGAAGGAGCAGTGCCTATTTTAAATGCTTTTTTCTTTTCACCTCGTAAAATTACTTCTACGATTAATATGTTAAATCCCTGGAATTATATTAATCCTAAAATAAGTAAGACTGCTAGAATTGCTGCTACCAGAAATTTATTTGGCAGTCTTGGTATAACGGCTACTGTAATTACTTTAGGAAGTTTATTAACTGGCGGTAAACCTGAAACTGACCCCACAAGTTCAGATTTGGGTAAGATTAGAGTGGGTAATAATACTTTAGATTTAAGTGGAGGTAATGCTAATTATGCTATTTTAATAAGCCGTTTGCTGACTGGAAAAATTAAAAGTCCGACTACTGGAATAATAAGTGAATTGGGTAATAAAATCGGCCAAACTTCCAAACCTAAATTGATAGGTAATTTTATCAGATATAAATTATCTCCAAATGTATCATTATTAATTGACGCTTTAACTGGAGAAAATGCCGTAGGAGAACCTAAAACAATTTTACAATCCGTAATAGATAGATTCAAACCAATGTTTTTAGAATCAATTTATGAACTTGTTAAAAATGATACTGCTGATGTTTTTTCTAAATCATTATTTTCTTCTTTTAGTTTATTTGGAGCTGGGCTTAATACTTATAAACAAAAACTTAAACCTCTCAAATCCCTAAAACCTTTTAATAAACTCAAACCATTAAAAAAATTAAAACCTTTATAATAAAAAAAAGCCCCGACTTGGGGCTTTTTAAATTTCCTTTTTATAATTCTATCTTCTCTGATGTGAATCTAATTATATTTATTTAATTTTTCAATCAGCTTTTCCTTTGTCAATCTTTGAATCGTGTATGGGACAATCAGCTTCTGGGACAAAACCATATTTTTCAGTCAAATGACAATCATAACCACATTTAGCAGTTCCAGGAGTATAACTAATACCATCAGCTATATAATCATAACTTTGTAAGTCGTGGTCTGTTGTATATTCACTCATAATTGCGAGGTTATTTTATAAAATTGTTTTTTTAATTTTTTTATTCTTTTACAAACTGGCATTATTTCTTTTTCAAAATCATTAATCCGTTTTTTATCATAACCAGTTGATTCATCAATCATTATTTCCAAGCCAGATTTAGGTATGTTTTTTTCGTGTTTTTCCATTATTTGACCTAAAACATAATATAAATAATCAATATCCGCTTGAAGTTCTAACCATCTAGGCATTTTTTTCATATATCCCTTTCCCGCCAAGGCGGAGTTAGTTAATAATCTTCCTATCCTGCCCCGCTAGCTTTAACGAGGCAGAGAGGGGGGTTATATTTTTATACTGTTAGCAATCTGTTCAGCTCTTAAAGTCAATACTTCTAATTCCTTTTCAAAATTAGTTTTTTCAGAGCTTGGTTCTTCTTTCAAAGAATCAACATTTACTATAAAATGTTCAATCTTACTCTCAATAGAACCTAAAGCTTCTCTCAACCTTTCCAATAACTCTTGATAAGGCATTTTTGAAGGAGTGCCTACTCCTGTGTTTGGTAAATTCATACATTGTTTTTGGTTAATAATTAAAACCTATGATTTTTTTACAATCAAGTTCAAAAAGACTTAAATTACCAAATTTAATAGTGCAATCAGCATATTCAGCCAAACAAAGCATTTCATTATTTTTAATCGCTTCTCTTACCTCTTCAAAAATAACGTCATCTATATTTTCATCAGCTTCATATTCAATGATTATTTCTTTCCCTTCAGTTGTAATTAAACTAATTGACCTTTCTTCTAATTGTTGTTTTTGATTAGCCATACATTATTTTGGTTAATAATAAATTATTTAATTATCATATTTTCCATTAACGACATTATCAGCTAATTGCAATAACCTATTTCTTAAAGCTACTTTTGGGGTTGAATATTTTTTATTCTTAAAATCGTGATACTGATATTCGTGTGCTTCTTTTACAATATCTGCCAAATCAGTCATTAGTTTATTATGTCCTTCATTCGTATCTGTTGGCGGATTTTTTTCTAAATCTTCCGCTAAATTTTTTAAATACTCATTCGCATTATCTGGCGAATTTCCTATCTCTTTTAGCATATCCATACATTGTTTTTGGTTAATGGTTAATAAGGTTATTTTTTTATTTCTCCAACTTTTACTCCTAAAATATATATTGCGTTAGCTGTCCCAAAAATTATAAACGCCTGCCAAAAAGGAATATCATTACCTAAATTTTTTAAATCAGTAGTTATCCCAAGCCATAAACCGAGTAGATAACCAGCTATAGAAAGGATTAAAATTGTTTTTGATTTGATGGTCATAGTTAAATTGTTAATAATCCCCTATTCTTTATATTTATTATTTCTATGCCATTCTAAATGATGTTTGCGACAAAACCAAATTACTTTCAACGGTTTTGTATAATCCGAATGATGTGCTTGAGATTTTTTCTTTCCACAGATTTTACAGGGTAATTTTTTAATCCTTTTTCTTTTAAGAGCTTCTTTAATAATCCATCTTACTTTTTCTCTATTATAGTGTTTACTATAATATTCTTTATTATAATTTTTGCAGTATAATACTCTTGTCTTAGTTTTTTGATATTCTTTATCCCATTTTTTCTGACAGGATTTACATCTGGAAGTAACACCCCAGTAAGCATTTTTACTTTTATAAAAATCGGATTTATCTTTTCTCTTTTTACATATATAACAACGTGGTCTCTTAAATCTTTTCCTCATATATTCAGGTTAATAATCATTTATCAGCTAAGCTCTTGGGTAAGGATTAAACATAACAAATTAAACATTCATCTCCTAAACTCCAATTTAATTTTGCCAAAATAATAGCATCCTCCTCGGTCAATTTTTCTAATAATTCTTCTATTTGAACGGAATAAATTACATCGTGTTCGGCGGCACAAATTAAATCTTTTTCAAAAGGATTAACATATTTAGCTATAATTTGTAATCCTTGAAAACAATTATCACCTTTCCATTGAGAATCATTAGAATTTTCAAAAATTGATTGTAATTTTTCTTTTGTCATAAGATTATTTAATTAAGATTTAGCTGTCCCAGCTATTAGGCCGAGCTGATAAAGGACTATTTAAGTTTGGTTAAACCAATGTTTATAAGTTAAATTATTCCAAATAAAGTAATATTCAAACATTATTTTTTTATACATCTTCTTATTGGTTAAGGTTGGTTAAAATATCTTTAATTTGTCCCTTGATTAAATAAACTCCATTGCTAATATTTTCTTTAGTAGAATTTTTTTCAAGAATATCAATAAGGTCATTTAAAATATTTATTTTTTCGCTTTGAATAATTAATATTTCTTTCTTCCATTCTTCCTTTTGCTGGGAGAGTGTTCTAGCAATTTCCCATATCCCCTCTTCAGTCGGAATAATCATATCGTGATTTTCCAAATACCAGACTATTTTATAAACAGCTTCAGATATTTTAACCCCATATTGTTTTTTTATTTCATCTTCCCAATTTTGCTTTGAGGTTGGCATAGTTTGATTTGAGTTTGGTATTGTATCTATTTTTGTATTACTTTGGCAATGACAATATTCAATTACCGAAGTATTTATTGGTTCTCCTGGAAATGGTTTAAAACATTTTGGACAAGGCATAGTTATTTTATTAAGATTATTTATAAATAAAATAAATAAGTTCACCTAGCATAGCTAACATTCTATGCCTTTGACTCCAATCTTTGCTATCTTTGGGATAATACTTTTTAGCAAGTTTTAATGCTTTTGCATCTGCTTGTTTTTCAGTTTTCATAGGGTTAGGTTAGTTTTTTATAAAATTCAACTTTAGTGGGTTTTGAATATATTTTAGTTGCTTTAAAAGTAAATTTTTCACCCTTTTTATTATAGAAATCTACTTTAATCGGCTTAGAACAAACTTTAACTTTTTTAAATTTAATTTTTCTTAGCTTAATTTTCATAGGATTATTTAGATTTTGTATTAGTTGGCAATAACAACCCAATTAAAAATCCAGCTATTCCTAAAGGAAGCCATTGTGGAAAATGAACATAAAACCAAACAGCAAATAAAAAGAAAGGAATAACCCAAAATAAATTATACAATGAAAAATCATTTTTATACTCCCCTTTGCTACCAACAACATATTGCCACTTTGAATTATCCATAGTTATTTGATTAAGATTATTTTTGGTTAATCCTTCTATTTAATTTTTCTTCTAATGGAAATTGCCAAAATCCAAACTCATCTACTTTTCCATAACCATACGATACATCACCGTGGATATTATGAGTTACTCCACATTTGAATTTTAATTTGTAAAGAATTATTGAAATTATTTTTTTCATATTATTTTTGGTTAGATTTTTCATTTTTTTAGGTTAATTCTAGTTATCAATAATGACCACCAAAGCCAAGTATATCTTCTAGTAGTAAATCCCCATAAAGTTTGTTTTGGAATAAAATGAAACTTATATACTTTAGATTTAGCACAATCACAGTTTGGGTCGTGCGGTTTAGTTCTCTTTATTATTTGTATTTTCATTTTTCCAGGTTTCTAAATTTAGGTTCAATATAATCAATACCTATAATTTCAAATAAATCTTTTTCCTCTGGCACAAAAGTAATTTCTTCACCTTTATACAAAATACCCTCTTTACTATGATAACCAGCTTTTACCCAGCCACAAGCTAATACTTTATGGGAAAATTCAGCACTACCAGTTCTTATAGCAAATTGAAGTCCCCAATTTTGTTCATTGACTATAAATAAATCAAGGTTAATACCTTCTGGCAATAATCGCTGGGTATATTTTCCTAATGGTTCACCTTTGATTTTTTTCCATTGATTAACAATAAATGAATATAATAAAAGTTTATCATTATTAGGAATACAAACTATCTCAATATCTTTTACTTCTGACTTTTCCCGTCTGATACTTCCAGCAATTTCAGCCCTTAAACAAACTAATCTTAATTCATTAAGATATTTTTCAGCTATAGTTTTAGCTTCTTGTAATTTCATTTTTTCAACTTTCCAATAAATCTTTAATATCTAAAATTAAATTATTTCTAATTGCTTCTCTAAATGCTTTCTCATAACAATCTTTTTGTCTTGAAAAATCAGAATTTTCTATTTTTGGCAACTGCTTTTTTATGCTTTTCTGCCATTCTAATTTTTCTTGGTCTTTTTGCTTGAGTTTAGAAAGGATAAATTCTTCAACCGCTCCTAAAAATTCTTGACCTACACGATAACCTGTATTTTTAGGATTTTTAAATCTGCTTCTAAACTCTTTTAATATTTCCTCATTTGATTGTTTTGGCATATAATTAAATTTTAAAATTTATCACTCTGGTAAATAATCTAAATTTTGAATACGCTACAGCGTCTTTTTTATTATTAAAAGTCTTTATAATTTTAGGCACTGGACTGACTTCATCAATAGGATGAGTAATTAGAATCACGGAATACCATAAATTGTCTGGTTCTTTAAACCATTTCGGTTTCTTTAAATTCTTAGTTGTTCCACAATTAGTTAAATTTGGCATATTATTTTTGGTTAGATAAAAATTTTATAAATTCTTCTCTCTCTTTTTTACAAACAGGGCACTCCCTTAATTTATAATTAGGTTTTACTTTTACTTTAATCTTAAATTCTTTACAAAAATCCTTTGATATTTTAATATATTTATCTTTCATTTTTCCAGGTTTTGATTCTATTTTTAATATCTAAAAGGGCTTGATTATAACCCATACCTAGACAACCAAATTTAATCACATCTAAGTTATCTGGCATCTCCTTTTCTATCCACTCCAGCTGGGCGGTGAGGGATTGGCGGAGGAAGTCTTTTAACATAATTACATCAAATTTATTCAACATTGAATCATCAATACTACAATGTTCACCATCATTTCTAAATTCATCAAATCCCTTTATTTGTGATTCTATAAATTGAGAGTAGGACATATTAGTTGGAGTTAGATAGACGATTAAATTCTTCTTGAGTAACATAACAATAATTTTTATGTTCTGAAGTTCCATATTTTCCAATACCATTACTATGAATCCAAATAAGCCCACATTCTTTAGCCGCTTTAATTTCTGCTCTTGATTTTTGCCAATCTCCGTTTCTTTGACCTTGTTTAAAATTTGTAATCCATTGTTGTTTAAATTTTTTCCAACATTTTTTACAAACGTGATTAGGGTCTAATGGTTCTGGGTAATCATAATCTTTTGTGCCAAAACAGATATATTCATCATAAGGTTTACAGAATAAACCGCACTCATCGCATATAATAGTATTTCTTTTTGTAAAACTCATAATTTTTCCCGATAAGGTTAGGTTAGTTAAGAAAATATATTAAATTCTTTTTTAGTTAATTTACGATTAACAATTTTTTCGTATGCTTTACCGACTAAAAATAAAGATATATTACAATCGCCTGCACAACTTTTTTTATGTTCTTCGGCAATTCTAATTAAATTATCTGCTATAACTTGAATTTCTTTTTTCATAGGCTAGGTTAGTTATTATTTGATAATCTTTTATAATCCCAAATTCCTGCCTTAATCTGTTTATCTCCAAGATATTGCCTGCTTTTCTTTTGCCGTGGTCTTCTGCCCTATGGGCGCAATAATTAAGGCAATGCTTAATTGTAGTAATGTCTTTTTCTTCTAAGATGTATTCGGTTGTTGTTTTAATTTTCATAGGTTAGGGTTTTAAAATTAATTCTTTATTATTAATATAAATATGTTCAAATTCTTCTGTTGTAATTATATGTAAATCTTGTCCAATAGTTTTAGTCTTAATCAAACTCCACCAATAAATTCTTCCGCCAAAAATCCCTACTTTTTTATAAGTCTTTTCTTTTTCAATAAGGAATTTTACATCTGTATGTGTAGTTTTATTTTCTGGCATAAATTATTAGGTTAGTTTTTTAATTTTTTTCATATTGAATTTACCCTGTTTTATTAAAGTAAGTTTTACATTCGGATTGACAGAATTAATCGCTTCAAAGATTTTCCATTTTTGCCTCCAAGCGGGAAAAGCATAACCTTTTGTTTCCACATATTCGATTGTGCCGTCATTATGATAAACCACGAAATCAATACGATAAGTTCCAACTATATAATCATTAATTATTAAATCTAAAGTTTTTTGAGCTTCCCAGCTTTTAATATCTTTAGCTTTTAATCTTAAATCCAATTCTTGCGCATAGCCAGCTTCGAATTTACTGTCATAAGCCCTACCGTTGTAGTCTGTCTTTTTAGCGGTTGTCCAGCTTGTTTTTTGATAATAAACCATTTATTTTAATTGATTAGGTTCTTTTTTTATTAAGCCGATTATAGCGTCAACATCTGAAAAGACTTTAAATTTGTTATTAAAATATTCAATCCAATATTCACGATTAAAATTAGTTTTTTGATGACATTGACGGCATAAACTGATTAAATTATCTGGATTAAGATTGTTTTTATTATAATCAATATGATGACAATCTAATTGTTTATTCCAACCCTCTAATTCATCTTGATGAATACCACATAATTGACAAGTATAATTATCTCTTTCTCTGATACTTTTTCTTAAAGTTTCTGTCCAATCTTCTGGATATGGATAATCAGATATACCACCCTTCCAGTTCCAATTTTTTTCACCTATATATTTACCTTTTTTATTTTGACTTATTCTTTTTTTTCTCTCTTCACTAAAAATTTTACCATAGGAATGACTTTTTTCTCCTTTTATTCCCTTATTCCAAGCAATATTTCCCATTAAAGATTGACTTATTTTATTTTTAGTTTCTTCGGTATGATGTTTACCTTTAATCCAAGTTATTTTACCCTTTTTAGCTAAACTCATTTTTTTCTTTGTTTTTTCAGAATGATGTTTGCCTTTAAAACTAACTATTTTATGATTAATTAACATCATTTTTTTATATTCAGAATTATTCCATAATTTTTTCATATTAATTTTATTTGCTAAACCAATTTTTCTTTTTATTTCATCAGAACGAGGTTTACCTCTCAATTTACTAACTCTTTTTTCTATTGTTTCCAATGATTGTTTTTTACCCAAATTTATTTTATTACCTTTTTCAAATAAATATTTCATAAGTTTTCTTGTAATTGATTTGGTTCTATTTTGACTAAGTTAATAATTGCAGGGACATCGAAAATATCATTAAAGGGAATACCTGTAAGATTATATATTTTTATAGCCGTAGTAACTTTCGTATGCTTGCTCCCATTATCCATTATCTGTCTTAGTCCTTCTGGGGAAATTCCAATCTGGCGGGCGAAATCTGTCTGTTTTATCCTGTTATTTTTTAGATAATTTCTTAATAAGTCTTTTTTCATAAGTTAAATTCATTAATTTTTGAGCGGGCTTTGGCAATCCTGATAAATTCAATTACTCTATCTTGTTTGGCCTTAAGCTCTTTGAAGTGTTGATATTCATCGGAGCTTTTAGCCAGAGTGTCCGCTTGAGCATTAGATTTACCGCCCATAACTATTCCGCTTTTAATCCGATTGTAATTCATCTCAGCGGCAATGACAGAGTTATCTAATGTTCCCTTTAAAGCATTAACCCTAGCAGCTCCATTTATCCATTCGTCAGCACCTATGGGTTCGTCTTTCATCACTCGCATTTTAAATTCTGAAAGTATTGTATCAATATCTATTGACATAATTTTGATTTAAAATCCTAACTCGTCTTCAGGCGAGGGGATTGCCTCATCAATAATTTGTTCGGCTGGGTCTTTTGGCAATTTTCCGGTCATTACATACGCCGTCCAGTCATCAATCTCGCTTTTAATAACTTCGTTTAGGGGCTTGCCCTGTTCATAAGCTATCGTGGCAAAGCCGTGTCTGACCATACCCCAAGCCCTATTATCTTCTGTAATGTTTAATTTTGGGCTATCCATCGGTTTTTTAATTTCAGCCACTCCGGATTGCGGCAGTTCCATTCCGATAATATCCTTGTAAGGGTATTCTGCGCTTTTTGGATTAGGAGTTTCGTTATAGGAAATTTGAACTATTTGACCTACCCCATTATTCGGCAATGATTTAAAGAAAGTATAGGCCTTTCGTTCGGTGTTGTCTTTTTTCAATTCCCACAAGCCATAGGTCTTTCCTGTTTCGTCTTTAATCCCATATTTGTTTTTGCCGTTAAAGACGTTCATTTCAAAACCAGAGATTTTAATTACTTTTTTTAAAGGTTGATTCATAAGTTTATAGTTAGTTTATAATTGTCCTCGCTTTTCTAATTCGTTATGCCTTTCGTAAATCTCATCAGCTTTGGATTCGTCTAAAGGTTTCTTTTTTTCAAAGTTTAATTCTTCTTGCTTTTCTCTTTGGGATTCTTCCCAAATATCGTTTGTTTTATGGCTACACATATATTTATTGGTTATTGGTGGCCGGTGGCGTTTGGCCGGCATTTGTTTTTCCCTCAACTACTGACGACTATCAGTTTCAATTAAGAAACCTCACGCGTTCTTCGTATCGGGGAATCCGCTTTATTGAAATGCCGGATTATGAATAATTTTGTGCGACTAGATTGTTACCAATCAATGACATCGCGATTACCGATAATCCAGCGTATTAAAATTTACAAATCCAGCTATTCCAATTACCGTCTTTAATTCTTTTCTCAATCGCCCATTTCGTAGCTTTTAAATAATCCATTTTATCGGCGTTGGAAATATCCTTGTGAACGGAATTTATTTGCCAAAGTCCGAGGTCATAACTATTTTTATTCACACCCACGGCATCTGGTTTCCATTTGCTCTCGCAGTTGATAATCGCCCAGGCCTCGTATTCGTTAAGATTGGCTTCCCTGACAAGGTCTAACACCTCTGTTAGCATCGTTTTGGGCTTAAAATTTGGCGAAATTTGAGCCGATACGGGCTGGATAAGGGAAATTGGTGCTTGAAGTCTGTTTGTCGTCAATTTGGCCGTAATCCCTATAGCCAATGCTCCGGCAAAGAAAACTGCTAATAAGACATACCATTTTCTTTTGTTAATTAGTTTTTTGTTTGTTTTCATTTTTGTTTTGATTAGATTGATAAACTTTTATTATAATAATATTCTTCAAGTTCTTCTTTACCTCCCGTTCCGAACATATCGGTTAATTCTTCGTCTGATACTATTTCGTTATTCGGCACTTCAATTTTTTCGCCAATCCACTGATAACCAATAATCATTCCCTTATCATTTTCAACCGCTTGTATCGTTGGGCTTTCCGAGTGCCTTAATTTTCTCTCGGCGGTAGATTGCTTATGGCCTTGCTCACTGGCGATAGTATGAACCTCATCAAGGGGCAGATATCCTCTGTCTTTTATTTCAGATTGTAAGATTTGTTTTAGACTGATTTTCATATATTTAGGTGAAAGTGAGGGGCAGGGTCGATTCCGCCCCTCGGCTTTCTAACTCGCCAGCAAGTCTAAGGTTGACGAGTTTAGACTTGCTTAATCATTTTCTATAATTTCAATCTCAGGTTTATTATCAAGACAATTATTTTTAATCCAATTTTTTGCTGGTTTTATTGATTTCCAAATTTTAATCATTGCTCCTAAATAATCTGATTTTGCTGTATCAACGAATGCAAAATCATTTCCAATTTGATATTTTACTTTGAAACCGTCTTTATCTTTTATAATCTGGTATTTCATTTTTTTATTGGTTAGTTGTTAATTCGCTTTCCTCGACCTTGAAATTTATGATAAATAATTCTTAATCATTTCCAACATTATTTGATTTATTGTTTTTTGCGATAAGGCCGCTTTAGATTTTAATTTAGCGTGTAATTCTTTCGGCAGATTGTGAATAGTGAATTTAGTGATTTCTTTATTTTTCATATAGTTTTGCTTCATAGCTTAATGATATCATATAGGGTAAATATGTCAAGGGTTATATATTAATTTATTTCCTAGTGTTTTAGCATATTTTATGAAGTTATCCCCTTTTGGGTTTGGTTTCTATAAAGGGCAAAAAGTTATGCACTCCTCCTTTTTATTTCCTCTTTTTCGATTAATTTTCTGGTTAACTTTATTAACCACCACGGCATAAAGTTATACTTCCAACATAATTTGTGAAATTTTTTAATTAGTTTTATAGATTTCATAGTTTTCGATTAAATTTTTGATAAATAATATATCTTGTTTTAGTTGTTCGGTCTTATTTAATTTATAAATCCGTTGTCCTAACTTGCCCAACTTTTTTAAACATTGCAGATAAAACATTCTATCAGCCGGCAATTTGGAGTTTTTAAATTCAGAAAGGTATTTGTTCATCTTCAATGTTGCTTATGGGTAAAAATTTAAAATCTTTTAGATAAATTTTTATAAACCGCATATCGCCAGTTAATCTGCTTTTGCCGACTTTGAGTTTGCTTTCGTTGGTGTAAGTAACACCCTCGTCATCATCTCGATAAATCTTTTTTTTAACCGGTATGCGCCAGATAAACAGGACAGCATCGGCAAGTTTGTAAATTCCACTAGAGCCATAAATATCTTTTAGTGAAGGCTCTTTTTCTTCGTCTGTTTTCACGATATGGCTGACTAAGAAGATTATAATGTTAAGTTCCATTGCGATGTTCTTGAGTTCTTTGGCGACATTTTTATAAACCGCAGTTTCATTATCGCCATATTTTATATCAGTCGGCAAAAGAAAATCTAAGTTGTCAATGAAAACCACTTTAGTCGCCTGCTCGGAATACCCTTGTTTGATTTTCTTTTTAATCCAGTCAGTTGAAAAAGAGTTAAGTTTTACCGGCGCATAGGCAAGTAGTGAGGTATCACAGCCCATTTGCCGAAATTTCCAGTTTAAGTTTTGAATGGACATTTCATAGCTAAACCATAAACAAGGGATGTTAGATTTTGAGTAGTTATAGGTCATTGTTTGGGCGAGGGTGGATTTTCCGTGGCCGGAGTAGCCAGAAAGTATAACCAAGTCGCCTTCCCTAAAACCGCCTAAAAAACTGTCGTCTATGCTTTTAAAACCGCAGGGAAAAGGTCTAGTCAGTTCGTCTTTTCCCTTAGTGATATTAAAAATCTGTAAAATTTGTTCTTCTTCTAAAATCTGTTTATCCCAGTTAATATCCTCTAATTCGGGGATTTCTTCTAAATTAGTCATAATTTTAATCTTAATTTATTAATTTCATTTAAAAAAGTCCAATAATCATAACCTTTTTCTTTATACCATTTATTAAATTCAAAGAATAAAGGAACACAATTTAAACAAATTTCCAAAGTAACCTGTTTAATTCGAGTATTAGCAAAAGCTCTGCATTTAGGATAATTATCAATAATTGGTTCTTTTCCTATAATCTCTTTAAATTTTTCTTTATAGGAATTTTCTAAAAGAACAGAGGGGGTTTCACTTTCTTTTGTATAGTTTCTTTTGTGTCCACCTATTTGGGTTACTTTTATACCTGAATAGGTTACTGGAATACCTGTTTGGGTTACTGTAACCTGTTTAGGTAACTCACGCCAATTAGTGTAGTCTTTCTGAAATGCTATTTTGTTACCTGTTTTGGTTACTATTTTTCGTTGGATTAATCGTTGTTGTGTTCGCCAAATATGCTGTTTTTTTATTCCTGTTAATTCAACAAACTGGCTATTAGAAATAATATCCTCTTTTTTGTGCCAACCATAGGTTTTACGCCATAATGCCCATAAATAACGGCTTTCGTATTTGTTTAGATTAGTTCTAGCAAGGGCTTCGCCTATTTCGTTAGCAATATCAATGTGTCCATTTTCTTTTTGCGGATTTGCCATATTAATTAAAAATTGCTGGCTTTATGTTGCTGCTCAAGGAGAATAATACATAAACTCCAAACAACATAAAAACCAGCAATTCGTAATTAAGCTGGGTTGGTATTATTTTTTTTGTTTTGAGCATATTTTTAGGTTGTATTTACAGTATAAACCTTATTTAAAAATAAAGCAATGCAGAGATAGTGGATAAGTAAAATAAGTTATTGTGAAAGTATATTTTTAATCTGAACAAATATTTGTTGGGCTCGTTGACGAGTTATATTATATTTTTCTGCGATTATTCTAAATGTATTTTTTTCCAATCGCATTTCATATATTTCTCCATCACGAATATACTTATCTATTATATTTTTTTTAGGGTTATAATGGATAGCAAAATGGCAACACCTACAAAGAGTAATAAGATTATTTATTTCATTATTTTCAATTCCATTTTTGTGATGAACTATTATATTTTCTTTACTATTACATAATACACATTGATAATTATCTCGTTTAAGGGTTAATTCTCTATTACCACCAAAACGATGATTATCATAATATAGTGATTTTCGTTCAATTATATTCATATAATTATAATACCTGTTTATTTTTAAATTGTCAAGTTCTAATATTGACAACTTTATCCACAAGGCAGGGTTTGACAATTTATTTTTTATATGGTAAATTATAAATAGTTTTCCACAACAACTAAAAAATACCTATGAAAAAGGGAATTACTAATTTTCGAGGTATTGCTACAATATAGCTTTTTTGGCTATATTTTTATTCTGCTACCCGTTTGTGAAGGTCTAGTAACCCACAAACAGCAATTAAATTCTTTCTTTCTCAGGCATGGGGGAAAAAGAAGAAACCCGCCTAATAAGCGGGTAATAGGATAAAATTATGATTAAAACAAATTTATGTCCCCAGCTATTAGTAAAAAACAACAAAAAGCAATGAGTATTGCCGAACATCACCCCAAACAGCTTTATCGCCGTAACAGGGCTATGCTTAAAATGAGCCATCAGCAATTACACGATTTTGCTGTTAAAAGAAAAAAGAAATGAGGCAAGATTTTTACAAATACGTTTGCAATCAATGCGGTAAAGAGGAGTTTATCGAGGTTAATATCCCTAACCCGATCCCAGAGGGTTGGGGGATTTATACCGACAATGACCGCAAAGACTATCATTTTCACTCTGCTAAATGCTGGGAGGATTTTTGGAAAATTGAAAGTATAAATCTGAAGGACTTTAAAACCCCTAATAGTTTTAAGAAATGACTTTTAAGGAATTAAGTATAAAAAGGCATAACAAGAGATTAAAGCGTGAAGCCCTTTTAGAAAGCAGGCGTAAAAGCGGTTTTTACAATAGGGGGATAAGTTTAAAAGAACCGGCAATTATCAAATCGGATATTATAAAAATAAGCTGGTTTAAGAAATTTATTAATTGGGTAAAAAGTTTATTATATGTGTGCAACCGAAAGGCAAGCTAATGAACGGCAAAAGAAAGTGGCAATAGAATTGATTAAAAATATTAAAAATAATCCGGTGGTAAATGCGAGTGAGCTGTTGGAAACAGTTGGATATACAAGAAATACAGCAAGACATAAACAAAAAACTATAATTCAAAGCAAAGGCGTGCAAAATGAGTTAAGACCCGTATTGAAAAAATTGATAGAAAAAAGAGAATTAGTAATTAAGGCATTAACAGGTGAAAAGATTGAAGCGGAAAAAGCAAAAGATTTAGTTGATATGCTTGATAAACTCACTAAAAATATAGAACTTTTAAGTGGTAGGCCGACTGAAAACATAAATAATCCCTATGAGAACCAACAACTCCGCAAGATTGCGGACAGAATTAGAGGAAGAAATCCAGATGGTCAGGCAGATGGCGCAGAGTGAGCTTATATCCTTTGAAATAGCGACTAATAAAAATTATGAACCTAACTGGCATCACGAAATAATCGCTGAATCATTACAAGATATTGAAGCGGGTAAATTGAGATATTTGATGATAATGTGTCCGCCGAGAAGCGGGAAAAGTCAACAAGCAACAATAGATTTTCCAGCGTGGTATTTAGGCAAACATCCAGATAAGGAAGTAATTACCGCAAGTTATTCAGGCGAACTTGCTTTCAAGTTTGGCGGTGAGACCAGAGACTTGATAAGTTCGGTAGCTTATAAGTCAATTTTCCCCAATGTTCTTTTAAAAGAAGATGAAAAAAGCAAAGGGAACTGGCGGACTAGACAAAATGGAAGTTATATCTCATTAGGCATCGGCGGAGCGGCGACTGGCCGGGGCGCTGATATATTTATCATTGATGACCCTTTAAAAAACAGGGAAGAAGCTAACAGCCAGACTTTCAGGGACTCGAGGTGGGACTGGTATCGTTCAACCGCCAGGACTAGATTATCACCCACCGGAGCAATAATTTTAATTCTTTGTTTAACTGGCGATACATCAATTTTAATGGCTGATGGTTCAAAAAAATTGCTTCGTGACATACGAATAGGAGATAGAGTTAAAACATATAATAATGGAAAGTTGTCTGATTCGTTCGTTAAAAATTGGAAGAACAATGGTCAAGATTTTATCTTGAAAATTATAACGAGTTCTGGTAGAATTATAAGAGGAAATGAAAGACATCCATTTCTTACTTATCATAACGGTAAATTACAATGGACAAGAATCAAAGACTTAACTACGGAACACAAAATCGTAACCTTAAAGGACAGTGGGGAAAATGGAAAGGAAAACATTGCCTTGAATGTAAAAAGCCAGTTTCAGCACAAGGGTATTGTTCCTCGCACTATGCGAAGAAAATGTGGGCTGATGGTTATCGTTCACCATCTTTTTATAATAAAAGGTCTCGCCTTAATACGAAACTCAAGTTTCTTTATGGCATTACTCTTGAGGAATATGAGAGACTTAGTAAAGAACAAGATGGAAAGTGTGCCATTTGCGGGCAACTGCCTGAAATTAATGCTCGTGCCCGCTGGAGTGGCAAGCTCTGCGTTGACCACTGCCATAAAACAGGAAAAGTTAGAGGATTGTTATGCAATAATTGCAACCTCGCAATTGGATATTCTAAAACTGAAAAAACAGCCCTTGCTGTGGCAAAATACATCAGATTTCACTCTTGAAGATATTATTTCAGTTAATCCTGATGGCGTTGAAGAGGTATTTGATATACAGATAGAAAAAACTGAAAATTTTATAGCTAATGGCGTTGTTAGTCATAACACTCGGTGGCATAAAGACGATTTGGCCGGCAGACTTCTTGCACAAGAGGGCGATAAATGGAAAGTTATTTGTTTTCCAGCAATAGCCATTGAAGATGAAAAGTTTAGAAAAAAAGGCGAGGCATTATGGCCCAGCAGATATTCGCTTAAAGAGATTTTAGATATAAAAAATACCTTAGGAAGTTATGAATTTTCAGCTCTTTATCAGCAAACTCCTATTTCTTCCGAGAGCCAGGAGTTCAAAGAAAGCTGGTTTAAATATAGGACTTTGGAATATGTTGACCATCTGCAGACCAGAAACTTTTTAACGATAGATACGGCAATGAGTGAGAAAGCCAGCGCGGATAATGTGGGTTGGTGCAGGAACTTCGTTGACAGGGAGAATAACTGGAATTTGATAGCTTTCAAGACCAAAGATAATCCAAGGGATTTAATCAGCAGGATATTTCAACTCCAGGAAGAAGATGGCTATGAAAAGATAGGCATTGAAAAGACGATTTATTCCGATGTGCTTAAGTTTTTACTTGAAGATGAACAGAGAAAAAGGAATAAGTTTCTACCAATCGTAATGGTGGAGCATAAGCAGATAGCCAAAGAAACCAGAATTAGAGGTTTGATACCGAGATATGAAAATAAGACTATCTACCATATTGACGCTAAAGATTTAGAGGAAGAACTTTTAAACTTTCCTAAAGGGGTTCACGATGATGTGTGCGACGCCGCCGCTTACCAATTCCAAATAGCCGAACCTCCGGCGGGATTAAGGGAAGAATTGGGAGTTTTGAATAATCGCAAGAGGTTCGGGCATAATTTAACAAAATGAAACAATATATTACAAATAAACAATGGCAAGAATTGACTGATAATCAGGCAATTAATCTTATAAAAAACATTGATTATGATGATGAAGTTGGCTTAGGGATTGGTCAAATGATAGAATTTTTAGGAGATGATTTTAATGAATTACATAAAGAAGTTTATATTAACGTTGAAGAAAATGAAAAATGGTGTGTCAGTCAAGGTTGGGATGGATATGGTGGATACGACGAACCAACTTATGGTAATTGTTTATGTGATGCCCTTTTTGAAGTAGTTAAAAAGAAATTAAATGAGAAAAATAACCCAACAACAACCCGAAGTCCCTAGAGAGTCATTAACCGAACCAGCCAGACTAATGCTTGGGATGTATGAACGTATGAGCAACCCGCAGTTAAGAGAACAGGAAATTTTAAAAAAGAAAAGGGAAAATTACGGGTATAAATCTTTTAGATAAAATAAAATATGCTGTCGTTTTAAAAATGGACAGTTAAAAAAACATTCTTAAGTATAGTGGGCAAACCAATTCGCCGCAACGTCTTAGGCCTGACGACGGCGACCTAGCTTGCCCACTAGGCAATAAGGAAGCAATGAGTTGATAAGTTACGCATTGCTACTGAGTCCCCTCATTATCTTTTCTTCGGAAGGGATAATTATTAACCCAGTAGCAAGTCGTAACCGAGGGAACTTTCATTGTGCTTAATCCTTAAAGTATTTTTACATAAACAGTTAATATCCTTAGGACTATTGTATCTAGGGAATAAAGGCCTATTTTATGGGACTAAAAACTTTTGAAAATGAAATAGAAAATTACGTTACCCAGAAGCAGGATATTCTGCCTGATTATGCTTTTAGCCAGTATCAAATGGTCAAGGATATTTTGATGTTCCAGAATAATCAGTATTATTCAGGCAACATAGACTCCCAAGGGGATTATAAATATTGGTTTGACCATATCGCTCCAGCTATTGATAACGAGGTTAAAAACATTGATTTTGACACTAAAGACATTTTTTTGGTGAGTGAGCGTAAGAATGACGATGTTAGGGTGTTTTTGGCCAATTCTGAGCTTAAGGAATGGCTGAAAAGGACTGGCCAAGCCGAGAAGTTGAATGAGTCAATCGAGATGTTTTCAGGATATGGGAATGTGGTGTTTAAGAAAGTTAAGAAAGATTATATCCTTTTCGACCCTTTGAACTTCTATGTCATCAACCAGACAGCCAAGACATTGGACGATTCACCGGTAATTGAAAGGAACGAAATGACCGGCAGCAAACTCCAGTCTTACCGAAAAGTTTGGGATGATGATATGATTGCTAATGTTCTAAAAGACTGTAAAGTTCAGGGCAAGTCAACGACCAAAGACGGCAAAAAAGAAAACACCGATTCTGTCTATTACGAAATCTACGAGAGAAACGGCGAAATTTCCTTGTTTGATTATAAGACTTTCACCAATAAAGAACCTGAAGAAGAAGATAAGGACGAATTTTTATTGGCTAAGGTAATCTTTGCCGGACTAGGGGATAATAAAGTCATAGGCAAAGATGACAAGGGTTATATTCTTTATTGCGAAGAACTTAAGGAAATGCCATACAGAGAAGCCCATAGGGGCAGGTATCACGGCCGGTGGTGGAGATATGGGCTTTATGAGATTTTGATGGATACCCAGATAGCGATTAACTACAATGGCAACGAGATTAGGCACGCTTTGGAGTTCGGGGCTAAACAGATATTCAGGAGTGCTGATTCCATCATCGCTAAGAATGTCCTGACTGACTTGTCAAGAGGCGATATTATCAAATCTTCGGATATACAGATGATTAAAATAGACTTTCCGCAGATACAGGAATATGTCCTTGAGTATAACAGGTTGGTCCAGCTTATCAGGCAACTGGCTAATTCCTTTGAGGTGGCGACTGGTGAAACTTTACCTTCCGGCACGCCATTCTCTTTAGGCGCGATGATGAATGTCAATGTCGGCAAGCTGTTTGATTACATTAGGGAGAAATTGGGTTTGGCTTTTAAGGCGGTATTCAATGATTGGATACTTCAGGAGCTTTTTAAAGAGATTAAACAGCAAAAGATTTTAAAACTTACCAATAATCCCGAATACATCAAAAGATACAAGGAGATTCTGGCTGATAGCTGGTATGTTAATAATCTGGTTAATCTCGGCCCGCATACTCCAGAGATAGCCGAAGAACTTAAAAAGGGAATAATCGCCAAATTAGACAAGCAAAAAGAGTTCTTTATCGAAACTGAAAGCCAGATGTGGGATGACTTCAAGGCCGGAGTGGAAGTGGTTATAACTGGGGAATCAATCAATTTGGATGCGATAAATAAAAAATATATTTCCCTAATTCAACTTGAGCAAGATCCAAACAGAAGAGCATTTTTATTAGACAACATATATTCAATAAATAATATTGATATTACTGGAATACCAAAAGCATTACCAGCGCAACCAACGATAATGCAAAATCAACCATTAAGACAACCAGTTCAGACAGAAAAAACTCCACAACCAGTTTAATATGAGTTATTATAACTATTTTCTACCAATGTCTAAAATCTTTGAATTTAAAACCGCCCAAGAAAAGAAGCTGGAAAAGAAATATCCAGGCGCAAAACGCAATGAAGTTGTTGATATAGACAAGCGTATAGAAGAAAAGAGGCAGAAGATTTTAAGGTTTAAGGATTTGACTGTTTTAAGCGGAAGCCAACAGATGAGAATACAGGAAGCCACTAGAAAATATGCCGAGCAGACTGAATGGCTTAAAAAGGCTTACGCCGAGAGTTTTGAGGAAATGTTGGATGCCCAAATAGCCATAATGGAGGAGAAAATAATCAAATGAGCTATAACCTAGAATTAATTCAAAGAGTGTTAAGTTCGCAGGCGGGAGCTGAACTTATCAGGTATTTCAGCGACAAGTTATTAGAATTAGACAGCGTAATGGGACTTAACGACAAATTGCCGATGGGCGAGAAAGGATTAGAAGCCGAAGCCCAGAAGAGGGCATATCTGAAGTTACAGGAAATATTAAAACAAATGCTAATTTGGAACGAACCGACTTTAACTCCTAAAGAGGCAGAAGATAAAAAAGCAAAAGATTCTTTTAGATAATTAACTAATTAAATTTATGGCTCGACCAAAAAAAATAGAAAAGCCAGTTTACAGCGATCCACCCGTTGAAACTCTGGCCATTCCAGAAACTTCAAAAGAAGTCAGTAAAAATAAGGTGGATATTTACACCTACACCATTAATCCGGAAGGTTTAAAGGTCTTAAATCAATTAGTCAGGACTTATAGCCTTGAATTACACGGCAAGGATTATAAGGATTTGGCTAAGCAGTTTATTGAAAAAAATAAGGATAAACAATATGTCGCCAAATGAACCCGAATCAAGGGAATTTACCGAAAGGGAACTGGAAAAAATGACCAGTAAAGGAGATATAGAATCACAGAAAAAAGCTTTCTTTGAACGTAATAAGGGGCATTTCGTTCCACCTTCGGAAAAGAAAAAGTAATTATAATTAAAAGGATTAACTATGAAAAAATACAAATTTAAGTTAGGTCAAATTTTAACTTATAAGGTTTTTGATAGCACTTATTGTTCTAAATGTGGAGAATATACTGGAACTAAAGAAAAAAATGTTAAAGGTAAGATTCTTAAAAGAAGTTATGAAAGTTTAATGACAATGATGGATTTTGAACCGACTAATGAAATTAAGGAAAATCCAGATGGGACAATAATAAACAGACCATATCGTCAAGATATAAAATTAGAAAATTATCCGCCTAAACCAGAACCTTGTTATACATTAAAAAGAAATAATAGCAAGAAAAAAGATTATATATCAGAAGAAGAATTATTGAGACAAATTAAAAAGTAACTTTACAACTTATAAAGGATTAACAAACTTGGTGAACCTGCGCAGGTTACTAATGGTTTTGTTAATCCTTTCCATTAGTAACTAGACGGGGTTATCAAGCCCCGTCTTTTTATTTCGCTCCAGATGGAGCATAACCAAACAATCGTATGACAGATGTCACACAACCGTCCTCTCAGCAGGGAGCAAATGCAGATGCTGACGAGTTTAAGCCGAAGTCCGAAGCGGAAATCCGCCAAGACATTATCAATGAGTTGGAGTTAGATGAGGAATTAGACACCGACAAAATTGATAAACTCGTAAAAAAAGAGGCAGACCATCAGACTACACTATCTACCGCTATCAGGCAGAAACAAGACAGAAGAAAAGAAGCCGATATTGCGAAAGCAGATAAAGAAGCCTTGGAAACTAGGATTAAAGCGGCTGGAATTGACCCGACTACGGGTCAGCCATTCAAAAAAGACTTAACCCAGGATGAGATTGACCAGAGGATTCAATCGGGGGTTAAGAAAGGTTTGTTTGACGACAAACTCGAATCAATGGGGTTTAGTGATGGCTTAAGAAAAGAAATTAAGGATTACTGCGAATTTAAGAAATGTTCGCTTAAAGAGGCGTTGGAAGTCCCTTTCATCAAATCAATAATGACTGAGGAAGAAAAAGAGAATATGAACGACAACGCTTCTCTCGTAGGCGGACGATTAACTAAGACTGGCTCTAAGGCTAAAGTTGACGCGCCTTCTATGTCCGACTTTGATATGAAATCGCAAGACGGGCGTAAAAAGTATGATGAGGCTAATAATAAATACATTGATAGCCTGAAAGCTGGTTAAGAAAGTAAAATACAATGGCTAATGATTTATCTCCGTTTTCACCGGAGCTTTGGTCAAATGATATACAGGGAGTTTTCTTTCGGGAAAACCTGGCCTTGGAATTGGCTGATACCACAATGGACGGTTTAGTGATGTATGGCGACACTCTTAATAAGCCATACGCCCAGCCGTTAGTGGATTCAGCCTATACCAAAGGAACGGCTGTAACTATCTCTGACCAAACTCCGACTAACGAATATTTAAGCGTGGCAACCGCAAGGCAGATCGGCGGTTACTACGATGACATAAAAGTTTGTGTCTTTGCTTAGTAATAAGCATTTATTAACTTGGCTATATCGGGGAAACTCTCAAAATGAGACAATCCCGACGGAAGCTGGCACATTGTGCTTAGCCCGCTAACGACTACACGCCGAGTATCCTGAACATTGACAATTTGATGTTGTAAATAAGTATATTCTGTGATAAGATACAAGACATATGAAGAAGGGACAATATAAAGGAGAAAAACCTTTTGATAGAAACTTGTATATGAAAGCATATAACAAGAAGTTTTACGCAGAAAATAAAGAACGGGAAAAAGAAAGAGTAAGAATTTATTCTAAGTTAAATCCCGAAAAGGTTAAGAAATCTAGAAAAAAATGGTATCAATTATATGGTATTGATTATCGGAAAAAGCATATCAAAGCAGTTAGAGAGGCTGCGAGAAAATATGCCAAAAAATATCGTCTAAATAATCCTGAAAAGATAAGAGAACAAAATAGGTCAGATGAAAATAAAATTAGACAAAAACGGTATAGGCAGAATAGAATTTTAACTCCTGAACAAAAAATTAGAAATTGTTTAGCAGGAAGAATTATAACTGCTATAAAAAGACGATATACTTCTAAAGCATATAAAACGATTGAACTTCTTGGATGTTCTATTAAAAAAGTTAGGGAACATCTTGAAGTCCAGTTTAAAGAAAATATGTCTTGGGAAAATCACGGAAAAGTTTGGGAAATTGACCATATAACACCATTAGACCATTTTGACCTTACAAAAATTGAAGAACAAAAAAAAGCTTTTCATTATACAAATTTACAACCATTAAATTGGCAAGAAAATAGAAAAAAATCTAACAGGATAATGATATAGTCTGAACAATATGGCGACATATTGAGCAAGCAGAAATGACTTGCCGCCCGAAAGGGTAGTAACAAAATTGAGACAGACTGCAGAATAAATATGATTGGGCAAAACTCTGGGCCCAACGTGCTGGCAGGACTTTATCTAATCGGATTGACCAGTCATACTTCTACGAAGTAACTAATGCTGGTCAATACATAGACGATGGAGATGTTGGTGGTACCGCCGGAAATTATATTACTCTTTCAACAAGTAATATTTATGATATTTTCTTGAGTGCTGGTGAAAAAATAAGCCTTCTTGATGTTCCAGAAAATCAAAGATTCTTTGCGATGGGGCCGAGAGGTTATAAATGGTTGAGAAAATATCTACAAGGCAAAGATACCAATATCGGCGAAATGGTAGGTATGAACGGTGAAATTGGCACAAGAAACGGTTTTCAATTATATCAGACCAATAACTGCTATTTTACCGCCACCTTGAGTATTGCTACAAATCCGACTGAAGGCGATACGGTTAAAATTGCCGGAGTAACATTCACCTTTAATGCCACTCCTTCTGGCGCTGGTTCGGTGGATATTGGTACAACTGCCGCTGGTTCAGTAACTAATTTAGTTGCCGCTATGATGGATACTGGGACTGTTGGAACGACTTACATTCAACTTTCGGCTGTTAATCGGTTTAAATTGATTAAAGCTGGTTTGGTTGCTACTGACGCTACGACTTCCATCACGATTGCCGCTTATGGCGAACTTTCAACTAAAGAAACTTTGACTGCTCCCGCCGATGTCTGGTCAGCGCAATATGTTCATTACTTTGCCGGTGCAAAGAAAGCCGTGCAGATGGTCGTTCAAATGCCGCCTAAGATTGAGTTCCATATCCCCGAACTTAAGTTCGGCAAGTATATGCTGGGACTTTGTCTTTATGGCAAAAAGACTTGGGCTGAATCTGCGCCGCAACTAATTGACATTCGAATTGACGCTAGTTCGTGGACGAATTAAAACTTACTAACCTAATTATTTAGTGCTTGCATATCGTTGGTCAAACTAAATAATTTAACTTAAAAACCCTATATGAAAAACAAAATTCTTTACGGGTTGGCCATAATCTTACTGGCCGTAGGGTTAGTAGTTACTTATGGTCAATTAACAAAAGCGCAAAATACGACTCCCGATGTGGCAAGTGTGACTGAAATGGTTAAATCAATAACTCCTGAAAATCAAGCGGCTGTTATTGAGGTGGTTCGTTATCTGAATAACACTCCGGTTAATGTAGCTCCGTCTGAAAATTTAGGCGGATTAATCCACGTTTCCCAAGAGTTCTTTGTTGAAGGTCTTGAATCAAAAGGCGTGATAACTGAAGGCGGAGGCATCTATGCCACCACTTCCAAGGGAAGTCTTTTAAGGATGACTTTCAGTATGTTTGATACTGAAAATGTCATAGATGTTACTCCTGGATTACTTGCTTCAACAGACGTAAAGACAACTCTACCGGCTTCTACTTCACTTACTAACTTCTTGAAGTATCCAGGACAAGTAAGAGGATTGATTTTCAGGAACACTACATCTGCAACGACTCATTTTGTCAGGCTGGCCTCTTCGACTGGAGTGATTGTTACATCAGCTTCTACGACATCCAGAATAGCACCAGGCAAACACGCTACGCTTAACTGTTATCGCAAAACAAATACAGATATTTCTTGTTTCGTAACTCTGTTCAGGTTATAGATATTCTCCTCTGGCCTAGAAAGGCCAGAGATAGGCTATTTATTAATAATTAAAATATATGAAAAAATCAACAAAAGTAATTATTTGGTTAATCGTAATTCTGCTTATCGGCATAGGGAGTTGGTATTTTTGGCCTAAAGTGCCAGTAGAAAATCAAGGCGGGCAAGATGTCGGCGGAGCAGTTTATTTGCCAGGGAAAACGGTGAATACAAGCACGAGAGCATTCTTTCAGAAACTCTGCCTTCCGGCGAATGTGGGAAGTTGTGCTGCGGCTAATGCGGTTTCCACTTCGACTTTGACTATTCCCGTGGCTAACGCAAAGTCGGTAATGGTTTTATTAACCGCCTATCCTTCATCGACTGCTACGATTATTTGGAGTTATTGGTATGCTTATAAAAACACTCCGAGAGATTGGTATCCAGAGGGTTCTTCTTCAACTACGATTAAGAATTTTAATTTAGTCACTCCTAGTAGGGCGATTTATAGCTGGACGCCTTCCGCATCAAATAACACCACTATCACAACGGCAATTTTAGTCCCTAATATTGGAGCTAGTTATTTACAAGTGAGATTCAGCCCCAGGACGGCTTCTTCATCTATCCACGCCATAGGCATATCAACTAACATAGTCCCATAAATGCAACTTAACCCTAGTGAATTATTCCCAATCACCTATTCGGTAGATGACCCTTCTGATACCCAGGCGGACAGTTATTATATTCGGGCGGTAATTAAGAAACTTATAGACAATTCCACGCTTGCGACTGTTGATTTAACCAATATCGGAAGCGGAGTTTATAAGTATAACTGGCGTGTTCTTTCTCTTATTGATGTTTGGATAGCAATTACGGTTACTGTCTATACCGATTCGGGTTATACGACTTTAGCTCCTAATTATGCGAGAGTAACCAACGAACATCTTATCGTCGAAAGATTGTATCCTTATCAGTTAGGCGGGAGTTCGACTGGTATTGATTACGAAAAGATTAAAAAGTTAATCGAAGAAACCTTAAAAAATAAAAAGATTGAATTTCCAAAATATCCTGAATTAAAAGAGATTGAAACTTTAATTAGGTTGGAAATTGAGAGATATATCGGGGAGTTAAAAAACAGCATTGACAGTATTCAAATACCCTTGCCTATAATCCCGCAGAAGATTGACTTAACTTCTTTAGAGTCAGGGTTAATTGAAGTCAAAAAACAGATTGGCAAAATTGAAATCCCTAAGCCAGAAAAAGTTAAACTGGATGGAGTTATTGAGATGATAGAAAATTTATCGTCTGATTTCAAGGTTTATTTTTCAGAACACGGGCGAAGTCATCAGAATATGGAAAAAGTCATTATTGATTTACAGGAAGTCTTAAAAGAAACGAATTTTAAAGTAACTTTAATGCCTATCAAGCCGGAAGAAAAGATGAATAATGAACAGATATTAAAAAGATTAAAAGCAAAATATGCATAAAAAATTTTGGATTACAATTTTCTTTATTTATTTTTTCCTTATTGTAATTCTATTTATTAATGTAGCATCAGCCCAGACTATTCCGACTTTGCCAGCTTTAAAGAGAAGTATTTTTGAAGGAGTATATTTTGATATACCGAGAGTTACAGGAGATTTAATCGGTTCTTCGACTGTAACTGTAATTTCTAAAACTTCCTCTACCACTAAACTTTGTCTTACTGGCGATATTTGCCGCACTACTTGGCCGACAGGCGGCGGCGGAGGCGGCAATGGCCTTTGGGCGACCAATACTTCCTCGACTTTGATGTATCCAGCAACTCCGACTAATGTCGTGGTAATCGGTTCTACCGCCAGCAATTCTCTAGGCATCTTAAATGTCATCGGCCAGTCTTATTTCTCGGACAATTTAAGGATAGGCACAACCTCGGCTCACGCTAAGTTGGCTGTCTATACCACTTCGACTACGGGAATATTAGTTGACAGTCCTAGCGGTTTCACCGGAAAATTGCTTGATTTAAAAAATGCCTCTTCTAGTAAATTTGTAGTTCAAGGTGATGGCAGAGTTACTCTCGGCACGTCTACTTCTTACAGCGGGGAGCAATTCCAGATTTGGAGTGGAGCAAGCACAGCTGGAATTAAACTTCGCACTGAAGCGGCAGGACAATCCAGTTATATTGCTTTTGATAAAGGGGCATCTACGAAAGCAATGGTATGCTACGATAATGATAGTAATACTCTACAATTATCTACTGGAGGTGCTTGCAATGCAAGTCAATTTGTAATTGATTCATCTGGCAGGGTCGGTATCGGTACTCTTTTGCCTACTGCTAATTTACAAGTAACAGCGGTTACGGGTAATTCAACTGTTAATATTAGTTCGGCCGATGGCGCTGGCAATCAGATTATTTATTTTAACGATAATGTTACCAATGAATGGCATATCGGTCGGACTGATTCAGCTAATCGTTTAGATATTGTAGAAAGTGGCGTAGCTGAAGTTATGTCATTTCTGCCTGGAGGTAAGATTGGCATTGGGACTATTTCACCATCTTCTAAGTTGGATGTCGTGGGTGATGCTAGATTTTCTAATAGAATAAGTATCGCCACCTCAACTCCTTCGCTGGCTAAAATATCATTATTTTCAACTTCAACAACTGGCATTTTAATGGATTCAAAGTCTGGATTCATTGGAAACTTATTAGATTTAAAACTTGCCTCTACCACCAGATTTTCAGTAACCGAATCTAAGGTAAATACAGCCAATGCGATTTATGCTTCATCAACTTTATCGGTAACGGGCAATATCGTATCTGTGGCTACTGGCACGATGAATGGTTTAGTTATCAATCAAAACGCCACAATGACTAAGGGGATAGTGGCTAGAACTATTGATATAAAAGGTTCAGGCAAGACTTCTAACAGAGGTATTTTAAACATTAAGCAGTCGGGGCAGACAGTTGCTGATGGAATTATTTTAGAGAAAAATAATACTGCGAATTATTATGGGATTTATCTCAACGGTGTAAATGCCTTGGCTTTTTCTAACGGGGTTGACCAGGGTTGGATTGATGTAAATGGTAAATTCAATGCTAAAGCTCTAATCGCAACGGGATTCGGATATTTACAGGCATCGACTTCTAAAATCCAAGTGGGTAATTTTTATTCCAAGATAGGCATAGCCACTTCAACTCCATCAGCAAAACTTTCAGTCTTTGCTACTTCCACCACCTTGATTCTAGGGGATACCAAATCAGGATTTACCGGAAATTTATTGGATTTAAAGGTCGCTTCTTCTTCTAAATTTTTCATAAAAGAAACAGGGCAAATGGCTGTTAATACCACTACTCCCAAGGCGTTTATTTCCATTACCGCTCCAGCCGATTCAGTAACTCCGGTTCTTATAATCGCCTCCTCGACTCAACGAACAATGTTTATCATCAGACCCAATAACAAAGTGGGTATCGGCACTTCTACTCCTAACTTTACCTTAGATGTTTGGGGACAGATTAATGCCAGTTCAACAAGGATTAAATATGTAACTAGCACAGCTGCTGGTTCTATTAATAATTTATTCTACACCTATGGTGGCAGAGGCGGCGGCATAACAATCCCAGGCGCAACTCCCCAAAGAGTCCCTGCTTTTACTGCTAGTACTGTTTCCACTGGATTATTCTTTGATTTTCTAAATAACTCTATCAATTTTGAAAGAAATGGCGTTGCGCTTCAAAGATTCGGAATTGTCAGTGGCATTACTTATAGTTCGGGCGGATTTAGGGTTGGAGCTGAAAGCGGCAATAATCAGATAGATGATGCCACGCAAGGCACAGCTTCAACGGTTTTGTATATCGGCGTTAATACCATAAATACCACTGCGCCTTCTGATGTTAGATTAAAAACTGAAATTCAGCCGACCAATTTCAATCCTCAAAGTTTAATGGATTTGAATATCGTTGATTTTAGATTTAAGACTGACCCAGAAGGGACAAAACGGACAGGCTTGATAGCCCAAGAACTTTTAAATACTAAATTCAAAGATTTTGTCCAGCAGGATTCTGAGGGAATTTATATAGTTAGGTATCAGGATTTTATCCCTTATCTTTTAAAGGCATATCAGGAACAGCAAAAAGAGATAGAAAGCATCAAGGCCGAAACCAAACCCGCCTCTACGGGGCAAAATAAGGGTCAGTATCTGGGCTTTTTGGGGCTTTTAGGTCTTATACCATTATTTAGACGAAAAAATGAAACTTAAACTTTTAATCCAGATTATCCTGTTATTGCCAATCGGTTTCATCTGCTTAATCATATTCACTATTCAATATTATTTCTTTAAGAAAACACTATGGAAGCATTAAGCAGTAACGTCTTACAATACGGAGCATTTGGACTTTGTCTGATTTTAATTAGTTATACGGCTTGGAAAGATAAGACTTATAATAAGACGATTAACAATCATTTGAACCACGTTAATCAGACGATTATTGAATTGACCAAAGTTATAGGCAGTAACAACGAGATTATAAAAGAGAATACCAAAGTTTTAGACAGGGTTTTAAATAAACTGGAAAAATGAAAAAAATATATAAGTATTTAATTCTAATTATTCTGGCTGGGATTGTGATTTTATTCGGGATAGCATTCTACAATGTTTTTATTATTAGTTGTGTGAGAGGGTATTAATATATGAACTGGGAAGTAAATTATAATCCTGATTTTTTTGGGGGACTTTGGCTGGTGATTGCGGTTTTGGGCTTCGGCTTCACTTGGTGGTTTGCCAGTTTTTTCTGGGGGGTTATCTTTATTGTAGCTTTTATCTTATTTACAAAATATCTAATGAAGATTATTAATAGTTTAAATTTATGAACTATTTTCAACAATTATTACGATTGCTCACTAGGGGTTTTAACAAGCCAGAACCCTTACCTAGAGATACCGGTTATCGTCCTTATACTCCAGTGCCAGAAGATTACAGATTGGGAGCGGTAGCAAAAAAAGTTAAATATCCTAATGGCCACGGCCTTATATTCTATCTGCCTGTCGGGGAATTGCAAAACAGGGGGCAGGAAAAATTCACCTGCACCAATCACTCCACTAATAATGATTTGGAAGTTGAGTTTAAATGGCTGATTAAAAACGAACCAGACAGTCCGGTGATTAAATTCATAAAAGACGAGGGCGGGTTGATAGACGGCGAAGTCAATATTTCCGAGAGGTTTGACGCTTGGGCTTCGGGAACTGGAGTTTATGGCGGTGGGAATAATTTTAAGAGAGTTTGCGATTCAAAGAGGCACAATGGGTTTCTCTTTGAACACGAGTGGCCTTATGTCGATGATAATGATGAATTTATTAAAACCCCGTCAGTAGAGTTAATCCAACGAGCTAGAAATAGAGCCAAAGTTTTGGATATTCAGTATGAATTTGTCAGTCCTGAAAGTTTTGTTAATTCGCTTCAATACGGTTCATCAGTTACTTGCGGTTTTGCCTGGCCTAATCCCAATGACGGAATTTATCCGAGATCTGGTAATCCCATAAATCACGCTTTTTTGGGATTTGAATATGAACAAAACAGGACTAAAGAGATATTTGACAGTTATCTCGACAGACAAGTGGCCGGCGATTTCATCAAAGACCTGGCTTGGAATTACAACCTGGGCTGGGGCGTTCAACTGACCGTCGGAATGAAACAGCCAATGTTCAATATCACGGCAATTAAAGACTTGTTAATCAGAGGGTTCAGATATATCCAGCGCACTGATAGAGCCAATGGCGGAAGGGGGCAGATTTATGAACTCACCGAAACTGGTTATCGGGAACTTTCAGAAGAAGAAAAAAAGCAGTTGGGATTGAGAGGCATTGCTGAAAAGGGCGATATGACTGGCGTGTGGGAGTCGCTTTTTACCTCGCTCACAAAAGATGTATAATATGTATAGTTTCTAACCAAAAACATTAAAAAATAAGGGTAATCTTGACGAAAAATGTCTAAACTTTCAAAACTTTTGGGGGAAGTTGAGAAAAGGAAAAAGATAAAGTGGTTCGAGTGGAAATTATTCTGGAGATTCATTAAAGAGTGCTGGAAGATAATAATTAATAAATAAATGAAAACAACTAAACAACATTTTGAATTGTTTAAAAGAGAATGTAAGAAATGGATTAAACTTTTTGGTTTAATAGATTATAGAATTGAATATTTTAATTCAGAAGAAGCAAATGGTAGTAGAGGTGAGACAAGAGATTACGATGATTTAATGGCAGTTGATATAATTTTCCCCAAGGAATTAAATGATGAAACAAATATCGAAAAAATAAAAATGGCTGCTTTTCACGAGATTTGTGAAATAATGTTAATGAGATTAAGAAAGATGGCAGATAATTATTATAATTTTTATAGAGTTAATCAAGAAGTTCATATAATTATTAGAAGATTAGAAAATTTTATTTTTAAAACTAATTGAATAATTAAAAAATTTTATGACAGAAGAATTAAATGAACAACAAAAATTTTATAAAAAATTAGAGGGTATTATTGATATACTCGGAACTTGTTATAACCAATATACTGATACCGAGTATAAAGATGTCAGGATTTATGACAAAATTGATTTATTAATTCAAAAAGATGAAAATGGAAGCGATATTATTAATAATTCTTGTAATACTGATTTAAGATTAGCTCAACAAAAAATCAGGGAAGTTCATCTTTTACTTAAAGATTTAATGGAAAATATATTAAGATATGATTAATCCAATTAACTTCATAAAAAATGTGTTTAGCAAGCGTTGATTATATTAATATAAAAGATTTAACCAATAAAACTATGAATTTATCTCCTTTCGGAAAATTAAACTGGCAGGATTTAGCTAAAGGCGGAGTAATGGTTGTCATCTTCGCTATCCTGACCTATCTTAATAAACTTGGCGTTAGCACCGGCAATCCAACGATTGACGGATTTGTCGGTTTGCTGATTACTTATTTGTTAAAACAACTGGCAACAGACAATAACGGAAAGCTAATGGGGAAAATTTAATGACCAACCAGCAATTTATAAATTTATTGAAATTAATAAAGACAGAATTGGTTAAAAGATACTATAATAAGCAATGCGGTGATTTTGAAATCGGCTGTAAGAACTGTCAGATTCAGATATTGATTGGCTTGCTAAACTCGGAAATTGATTTACAGAATTGGATTAAAGTAGATAAAAAATTGCCTAAATTATGAATATAACCAAAGATGAAAATGATTTAATAATCCGTGTGCCTTTGAAAGCAAATAGGTCAAACCTTTATGACCGAGAATTTCACGATGAAATGAATAATATAGTTGGGGTTATAGCGGGTAATGATTGCGGGTTTTGTAATTATATCGATATGGACTACAAGGGGAAGCCTGACCAGCATACTGATTTTTTCTATAAATATTTCGGAAGTGATGATAAATTCAGAGAACTTTGTAAAACACTAGAAATTGATTTGATAGAATATCCTGTCTGTTCAAAATGCTATAAGCCAATGTTCGGATGTTTTACAGTTGATAAAGAGGGAAAAGATATTTGCTTTGATTGCGAAGAAAATTGAACAATTTACATAATGCGGAGGATAAATGAAACGCAAGCGATGGCTTTCACGGCATCACCTCTGCCCTAAAAGTAGGGGTGGTAAAGACAACCAAGAGAACATTTTTATCCTCTGGAATCAAAAGCACGAAGCGTGGCACATTCTGTTCGGCAATCGGACAATCCCCGAAATTATCGAAATCTTAAAAAGAATAGAGGAGGCAAGATGTGTCAGGTGGTCTTTGAAAACTCCAGATACAATCTTCACGGCATAATGCCAGAAACCTTTTTGGCAATGAAGGAAGCAATGCCGGCGGCGACTGTGCAGATTGAATATCTAGGAAATGTCAAAATGGTCAAGGTTGAAAGACTTGACCTTTACAATGGACAGATTGTCTTCAACCCGCCAATCAGGCGGTAACAGCCCAGATACGGGCTTCGTAACAGAGGGCTGTGAAACGACCAATGTCCTTTCCAACAGCCCTCCACTTTCTATGTTTGATTTAGATGAACAAAAAATAATAGATTATATAGAATATCGGCTTAATAAGATTTATAAGAATTGGCCGAATGTTTATGAAGTTAAAAATGTTGTTTTGAAAGTTTTAGATGATGCAACCGCACTTACTACTGGAGATGGGAAAATGTATTTTACTGTTCCAAAAGAACTTGCCGATATGCAATTAATCAGCGTAGGAGCGCACGTTTATACCGTTTCATCTTCAGGCACTCCCACTGTCCAGATACACAATTTAACGGACGCGGCTGACATACTTTCGACCTTGATAACCATAGATGCAAATGAAAAAGACTCGTCAATCGCTACCGCTCCGGCAGTGATTAATAAAGCAAACAGCATAATGGCCGAGGGTGATGAGTTAAGGATTGACGTAGATGTCGCAGGCACTGGGACAAAAGGCCTTGAAGTTAGATTGGGATTTGTAAAATATTAATATGAATGTTGAAGCATTAGTTATAGCAGGTGGCGGAGGCGGAGGAGGTTCAGATACCGCAAGCGAACACGGTAGCGGAGCTGGTGCTGGCGGTTATCTTTATGAAGCGGCGCATACTGTCGCAGTTACTTCATATCCTGTGACAGTTGGTGGTGGCGGTAATGGAGGAACGCCTGCGGTTAGAAGTGGTATTCAGGGCAGTAACTCTGTTTTTGACACGATGACAGCAACTGGCGGCGGTGCAGGGACTGAATCAACAGGTGGTAATGGCGGTTCAGGCGGTGGTTCAACAAGAAACAATTTCGCTGCTGGTTTAGGAACGGTAGGTCAAGGTAATGACGGTGGAATTGGTTATGGAACTGACAGAGCGGCAACTGGCGGAGGCGGAGGTGCTACCGCAGTCGGTAATCCTGCCACTAGCGGGCAAGGCGGTAATGGCGGAGCTGGCACGGCTAATTCAATAACTGGTTCTTTGGTAACAAGGGCTGGGGGCGGTGGCGGAGGTGCTGGAACTCCTGGTTCTGGCGGAGCTGGCGGAGGCGGTGCCGGAGTTGATATTGGAACGGCTGTCGCCGGAACAGCAAATACTGGTGGAGCTGGCGGAGGTGGCGGTGGAACTACTGGAACAGGCGGGGCAGGCGGTTCTGGTATTGTGATTATCAGTTATATAACTGCTGACTTTTCAGCTTATACCGTAACAGGCGGAACGATTACGACCAATGGCACTAAAACAGTTCATTCATTTACTTCAAGTGGAACATTTTTGATAAGCAGCGGTTTTATCCCTAAAATTATAAGTTTTTAATATGAGAATAGAAGGCAATAAAATCATCATAGACGAACAGGATTTTTTGGGAGGTTTCCCTCCTCAACCCCAAGATAATAGTTCGGTTAAAATCGGTAATGGTTTTGGTTTTGCTGCAAATTTTAATCCTTATAGGTATTTAGGTTATGCCTTGCCTGGCCATTTAGGAATTGCTCCAACTAACGCAGACCAATTTTCTGGGGTAATAAAAGCCGGTGATTTTGACGGGAATAATACAAATTATCTTATTGATACTAACGGGCTTCTTCAGGCACATACGGTTTCCTCACACACTATAATTAAGACCGGCGGGACTTTTCCTTATACGATAAATCACGCCCACGCTTCGGAAATTCCTGATGACTGTATTATTTACAAGCACAATGTTGCTAGCGTATTGACAAGTTCATTTTTCTATTCTTTCAATGATGCTACTGATTTTGACATAGGTTGTTATGTAGGATTAACTGGAACGCCTGATGATGATTTTATGTCGCAGACAGGAGCGGGTGCGGTTACGACTCCATTAACGGGTAGTTATTTAACCGGCGGCAAAAGCTATCCTCACCCGATGATAGTGGGTGAAGATGGCCTCTTATATATCGGTTCGGGTAGATATTTACACGCTTATGACGGAGAAGCAACTGCTACCGGCACTTTCAATGCGGCATTCCTTACTTTTCCTCCTAATTTTGTCATAACCTCTTTTACCAAGCATAACGGACTTTTAATTATCGGGGGCAGTTATACCGGCGCGCTTTCAACAAATTATCAGAAGGCGTCAATTTTTACTTGGAATTATTTAGATGCTGACCCGACACAAGAATATGAACTTAACGAAAAACTAGTAGGAACGGTTTTTGTCTGGAACGGCAGGCTGACTGTCGTAACTTCCGGCGATCCCGGACTTTTCGGCAGAATTAGGGTTAAGCAGTATATCGGAAACAGTTTTACGACTGTCGCTGAAATAAACGCCACCATACCCTCTTACCGGAGTTTTTGCTTTAAAAGCAAACAACTTTGGCTTAATTGCGGAGGCAAGATATATTCTGTCGGCACTCCTTT